CGTGGGCAATTCGATAAGGAAACGCCCGCGTGGCTCCGACACTTGGGACAACTGTTCTACAAGGTTGGAGAGGTGACAGACCCGACACTGCAAGCACAGATGATCGGTCTATTATCACAGACACGAGGTGCGGGGAAACCCCCACAGCTCGACGTCATGAAGGCTGAGAAGAAGTTCCTAGAAACCGTATCAAAGCCTCCGGAGAAGCTCCGCACACACGAGCGGGCTATACTCCGGGCATCAGTAACGAAAGCGATTAACGCAATGCCTGATGCGTATTTCACCGGCTTATCAACAAAGGCGCGTGTGAAAATACAAAACACCGCATGCTACGAGAGAACTCGTGCAGAAGGTGGTACAGAGGCTGCAGTAGCCTCTTTAGTTTGGGATGGCACTCAAGGTGTTACCGCAAACGTTCTCAACCTAGATACAGGTGAGAAGATCGGCGAGATTGAATACAAATCTGCGACCGAGGGTGAGTACATATTCTGGAGGTGCCTCGAGAATGTGCTCACTGAAGATCCTGACAACATCACTACATCGTTTGTCACCATGATCAAGGAGCCAGGTAAAGGTAGGACCGTTACCAAAGGCGCATTTGCTCTCAAAGTCGTATTGGACGTTGTGAACAAAATTTGCTCTTGGCCTTTAACAAAGGTTGAGAGCTCGCGTTCCGGAATGGGTAAAGAGGCCCACGGATGGAACTTCTTCCAGTCCCTCTATTCGAGCGGACATGGAACGTCTCCCTTCAGAGTGCATAAAGTGCTCAGTGAGAGGGAGGTAGGAAACCTGACCGAAAAGTTAATCGAGTATCAGGACCTATATGTAGAATGTACTGACTACAGCGAGGCGACAGACAATCTACAGCATGAGGTAGCGAAAGAAATCGCGATCCCATGGATGAGGAGATGTGGTATACCACACATCCTACAACAGATAGTCTTAAGGGCAACTTTGTGTCCAAAGATTATCGAGTTTACCGGTTTCGGCCTAATGGAAGAAATCGGTGAACCTCACAAATGGAAGGATGACATCCGATTTGTGACTTTGAAAAGGGGCGTCTTAATGGGCGACCCCCTTACAAAGGTATTCCTCCACATACTCAACATTGTATGCAGGGAATTCGGACAGTACTGCCTAGACCCAGAGTTCTGGCAGTCTGTCGAACCGTCTGTCATTGGTGTG